TCAGTTCTCTTTAGCTATTTTGTACATCTGCCAACCCGTGATACTACTACTGGTCGCATCAAGAGTAATTGCGGTTTTAGATGCCTCTTGCCAGCCTCTGATATAATCAGATTGGATATTGTGAAACAAACTCCATGACTTCTCTCTGGGCTCCAGAACTTTTCTTCCTGCACCGTATGCTGATAAAGAGAGATCAATTACACCGTAAATTAAATCTGCCTGCTTATTACCATAACCCAGCTTTTTTGCAGCTAATCTGTACGCATCTCTCAGGGTTCCTGATTGTTCTTCACGGAAAAGAAGATAATACCCGTTTTCGTATATATTATTTAACCCATGAGCAATCATCGGAGCTCCATATGCAGCACATGCTAGCCCCAGCGATCCAACGCATAAACTAGCCCCACCATAAACTTGTGCTCCGCCTGCGACGAAACCAATCTGCTTGAGAGCAATAGTCGTTGTTGTCTGGTTTTTTTCAACAACTATAAATATTTTTGCTCGGTTAAAGGTAAGCAGATCATCCTGTTCATGGAGATGTCGTATCTGTTCGTCAAGAATTTGAATCCCCCCGAGAAAGGTTAGGCAGTGGGATTCGATCTCTCTTTTCAAACGGCCTACGAGCTGTTGAGTTTCAAAAAACATACCAGAAGTGCCATAAAGTAAATGCTTAGCGGAAATTTGCTCTGTAAGATGCTCAATTTCTCGCACTTTATGCTCAAACTGACTTTTGTCACGATTATGGTTATACATTTGACCTCCATGTCACAAATACTGTTCAATAATACATTCGTTCAGACAACAATCAATAGCCCTTTACGTATCAGTAATTGCGGCAGTAAGAGCGGGAAATTTTTATACAAAGTGCGCACAGCCACGTCATAAATAATCCCTACCGGCTTTCTGTCCACGCCGTTCGCAATCAGACGACTCGGGTCCGATCCCCTATTCACTGAAGAAGTAAACAGCGATGGGGCGCTCAAACCCTGTCCATTAACATGCTCGATCTTATCCGCTATATGAACCGACAAAACTCGGATTTCATAGACTGGAGAACGGTGCCATCGCTTATACAGCGTGGACTGCGCTGGATGAATGCCTGTTTCTCAAGGCCGGGAAACATGGTTAACGCCTATGATGGTTGGGATAACGTTGAAAGATCGGCTGACATGAAGGTGGACGGATGAAATATGGGTGGCGTAAGCCACCCATAGTAACGAACTATATATACGCCTTCATGCTCGAGTGCCTTGCGGGCGATTTACCCCCACTAAATCTACAAGCTCATACAACAGAGTCGCCTCTTTCCCGGTAGTGAATAAATAGCCGGCAGCGAGTGCAAGCGCTCTGATTCTCATAAGCTCATTAACAGGATTAAGTTTTTGCTCCACAGAAGTTAATGAATCTCCTTATCGAGATCACTACCGATAAAATCAAACTTCAATTGACTGAGGCTTTGAACCAGAGACTCCGCTTTCTCGAACAGTACCAGATCGTCCTGACGTTTACGCAAACGGCGGCCAGCATCACTTGAGTCTTCATCTGATGCTTTGCGGGCCACCGCCACGATATCTTGTAGCTCTTGGACAGAGTAATTGAGGTAACCATGAGCCTGGCGATCTAACTCTTCCATGTAGTCGTAAACCTTGGCCTGCAGTTCGTAGCTATAGCTCATCGCCATCAGACAAGCTTCGCGCTTAGGGTACTGGTAGCAGAGAAGCTCACGCCCAGTGCTATCACTATACTGAGCCAAAAATTTAGCTGAGTGTGCCTCACCCAAAACCTTCGGCGACTTGGCAAGGATGTGTTTGTGTTGAATCTTCGTATAGTGCTTGCATGGGAAAGTTAATCCTTCTGCTTCGGCTTTCGCTTTACGCTCGGCATTGATGTAATCGATCATTTCCAGACTACTCATGGTTGGCGTAGAAATGCCGTGCTGGCCGATTTTAGGTTGAGCGAGTCCCTCCCCGGTAGGGGTATAAAATTTAGTCATGATGATTTACCTGTCGTTAATTAGTTGGTAGCTGTCGCGACATAACGATCCTGCCAAAGGGTTATCGCAATTTCACGCAAGTTATTCGTAAAAGTATGCGTAGTCAGGCAACCTCCTTAAGTAAGTCTTCGATGCGCTGGTTAATCCAGTCATCAACTTCACTTTCAACGAAGGTAATGGAGCGCGAGCCAATTTTGATGGAAGAAGGGAATTTACCCTGACTCATTAGGCGGTAGAGCCAGGCCTTGCTGTAGCCAGTGCGCTTTTGTACTTCATGAAAACGAATTAGAGATGGTTGGGACATGTAACCCCCAGTTTAACTAATGCGTCCTTGTTAGACGCTGGTAGACAACGGGTAAAGGTTACCTTTGTAGATATCACAACTTCGGAATATTCCAACACACACTTGGAATATTCCACTTTTCATTTCTTATCGAGATCGACGCCTCGGAGCCATTTATCGATGGTTTTTCCTGATGGAAGCTTAAGCCCGAGCGTGTCAAAATCCTTATTGATTTCACTTTGACTGTTATCAAAGTGCTTTCGGGGATTGTTTACAACATCCTCATCTTTATAACAAAGATAAAGTAATGACTTAATTAGTTTAGCCATTGACGTTATCGTTTTATTTCCAACATTTTCCGTAACAACATTTTTAATACGGACTGATTCATCAGCCAGGCCAAAGAGATCAATATTCATCCCGCCATTGATTAGAATATCCAACTCATCCGCCATTATGACAAAATCGTCTGATGAAAATGTCCTCGCCTCATAAAAACAAGGCCCACTCACTTCAAATCCTTTAGTTGATAAATCCCACCCTTCGGTTTTTATATTCAAGTTATTTCGCGGATGTATAAGTTGAAAAACATCTGCTTTCTTAGAGTTCTCGAACGCAGGTAATGTTAGCTCAGTATGTGGGATAGCAAACCATCCCTTAACATAATCGGCCCAGCAGGGTTGATCATCCTCGGCAGTGAAGAAATAAGCATTAGAATCCATAGATATTAGATTATATCTAGAGGAATAATGCATAGTAAAACCTTCTGAATTGTCGTTTAACTCATCTAATAAACTATCAGATAGAGAGGCGTAAAAATAACAAATGCTATCAGCTTTTTTGCTCTCCTCATAATGTACGCAGAGTTGTAATACGCCTATTGCTGCATAGTGCAAAAGATCTTCCACTTCGCAACCTGATTTTTTGGCTGCCTGCTGAAGTGTATAATACTCCCTCTTTGGTAATGCCATATATCACCACCTAGTGTCCTCTGGTTTTGGGGGCTATGCCAGTCCGCAGAGGTGTACGGGTATTCGAAGATCAGCCTAGACATAGCCATTTCCTTTGGATGGATTATCGTCTACTGAGGTATACATGTCTAGAGTGAGCTGTATGCATAACCAGTAAATTGAAGACTATGACACAATTTTAGTCGTTTCCAGTTGCTCCAAGGCTGGTAAAAGTTGCTCCAACCTGAAAGCACGTATAATAATAAAAATAATAAGTTACCGTCATAAACATATATATGGAACAGCTGGAACAACTCCTTTTCATCGCACATGAGTAAAACGCTTAGCCAGTGGTTTTATCAGCCAACTCACCGAGATAGTCAGCATACCATTGAAGCATCTCACGTCGCCCATCAATGTACTGAGCATGATTATAGGTACCACGTATTGTGTTTCTGTCAGAATGCGCCAGCTGCGCCTCTATCCAGGCAGAATTGAATCCCTGTTCATGTAACACAGTGCTCATGGTGTGCCTGAAGCCATGGCCAGTAGCTTGACCGGCATAGCCAATACGTTTAATCACCTTATTAATGCTGGCTTCGCTCATCGGCTTCCCAGCGTCATTACGCCCCGGGAGAACATACATTCCTCTACCTGCTATCTCTTTTAATTCGAGAAGCAGGTCCTTAGCTTGTTTGGGATAGGGACGAGATGTGGCCGGCGCATCTTCATGCGTTCTTATGGGATTTGCCAGAGATCTTTGCTCAGATCAAATTCATGCCACTCAGCAGCATGAAGTTCGATGGTTCGGAAACTGAGTTATATAAGAAGCAGTGTCGTGATACGGATAATTTTACTACCACTATATGCGTCAACAGCTTGTCTGAAGGGGCCAAGTTGAGCAGGGGAAAGATGAGGGAAATGATGCTATTTGGGGGATTTCAGAGCCCTGCCAAATCAGTGACCGGATTGTACTCGGCCCTGCCGGTGATGGCAGCATAAGTGAATATGCCCACTCAGCACCTAACCATTTAACAGAGCATGCTAAGCAAATTCACTCATTTTTCGGGGGTGATGTCCCCAAGATGTCCCACAGCAGAAATCTGGAGAAAGCGAGAGAGACGTAACTCTCTGAAATTAAATGGCACGCCCTGTAGGATTCGAACCTACGACCTACGGCTTAGAAGAACGTAGAGCAGCATTTAACGCACTGTATTTTCATTGTTTTTTCCGCGCTCGCGCCGGATTTGTGTCACTACGTGTCGTTGTATGCTTACGCGTTTCGTAATGATGCACCCATGCATGACACATCTATGACACAGAGAATGCACAGCCATGCCGCCGGGCATAGCTATGCCTTTTCCACATCACATCACCGGACACCCGTCATCGTTAAACGCACGATTGATGAAGAACGATACCCGGCCCAGCACTTCTACCTCTTCCAGCGCTACACCTTCTATTGCCTCTCCGTCATCGGTGATGAGAGCCTTGCCCATGAGCTTGGCGAACTGGGTCCGGCCTTCGCACAAAATAAGCAGAACATCGCCGGGCGCGCTTTTGGCCGCAGGTTCAATGATGGCAAAGCCAATATCAGTTTCAAGCACCCTGCTCTCAGCACCCATGTTGCAAATCACTTCAGGCGAGAGCTGGCGCTCGACATAATCGTTCGCTGGTGACGCAAATCCCATTATTGCACCCTCCCCATGTTGCGTAAGATCCAGTACCGGTTATCGCTGCCGTCGGTCGTCTTGTCAGCGAAGTCTTTTTGATAGCGCTCTATCCAGGCGTTCGCATCTTCGCGCGTATAGTGCCAGTTAAACTCCCGCAGCTTTTCAATGAAGCTGTCTGTGCTCAGGTAGCGATAACCCTTGGGGTTGAGCTGTATGGCCGCAACAAATGCGGCGTGGATATCGGCTGTGCGTGGCATGATCACCTCCATCAGATACTGTATTTATATACAGTAATACTGATCGATCGCACCGATCAATACAACGCAAGATAAATTTACGCTTTCTTCAAGCAAAGCATGTTGACGGCTTTCTTCCTGTTTTTTGGCAGTAAAGAGCCCTTAGATCACGTAGTGATCAGAATCGTCTTAAGTGTTACAATTCTTTACGTTGAAAACTCTATGATTTTTTTAAGGATAGACAATGAACATAGCTGTAGTCATACCATCCTATAAAGTAACGTCGCACATCCTGGAGGTGATCAAGAGCATAGGTGAAGAAGTTGCCAGGATTTACGTTGTTGACGACTGCTGCCCGGATTCTTCAGGAAACTTTGTAAAAGAGCACAACACAGACCCAAGAGTTCGCGTGCTTTTCAACGAAAAAAACAAAGGTGTTGGCGGTGCGGTTATGCATGGCTATAGAATGGCTATTGATGAAGGGATGGATATCATTGTCAAAATTGATGGTGACGGCCAAATGGATCCATCATTAATTCCATTCTTTGTAGGACCAATAATTCGTGGTGAGGCAGACTATACCAAAGGGAATCGATTCTTTAGACTGGATAAAATCAGCGCAATGCCAAAGATTCGACTGTTTGGTAATGCCGTGTTGTCATTTATGACAAAAATATCCTCAGGATACTGGAATCTTTTTGATCCAACTAACGGATATACAGCCATTCACGCTAACGTTGCAAAGAACCTTCCTTTTGAAAAAATAAGCGAAAGATACTTCTTCGAGTCTGATATGCTTTTTCGCTTAAACTCGCTAAGAGCAGTTGTTGCCGATATACCAATGGACGCAAAGTATGCAGATGAAGTGAGCAATCTAAAAATAAATAAAATTATATTCGATTTCTTAACAAAAAATGTCAGCAATTTCTTTAAGAGATTTTTCTATAACTATTATCTGCGTGACATGTCGCTTGCTTCTTTAGAGCTACCGCTTGGCTTAATTTTGTTCTTTATAGGGGCTTTTAGTGGAGCTGCGAATTGGTTAGAGTCAATTCAATCAGGCGTGCCATCTACATCAGGAACAGTGATGCTGTCTGCCCTGCCCATAATAATTGGGCTTCAGCTGATACTGGCATTCATAGGATATGATATATACAACGTTCCTAAGCAACCAATCCACAAAAGGTTTAAGTAATGATTTATCTAGTTGTAATAATCTGCGTCATAGGCATAGCTGCTGGGCAGATTCTATTTAAATTAAGCTCTTCGGCGATGATGGAGAGTGGCGGCCTTTTTACTTTGCAAACTCTATCCGTGCTCATTCCAGCTCTTGCTCTTTATGGCATCACCACGCTGGCATGGGTTTGGGCACTGCAGAGGATTGAACTGGGCAAGGCCTATCCGTTCATGGCTCTGGCTTTTGTTATTGTTCCTATAGCCAGTCATTTCATCTTCGGCGAGAAGTTCACTACACAGTATGCAATAGGCGTGGCCCTGATTGTTTCTGGAATACTTTTTGCGGTTAAGGGATAAATCGTGAATATTTTTCTTTTTTTAGCATACTTTTTGTTTGGCTCAGTGGCTGTTAAAAAACTTAGCAATGTGAGTTTGCTTTCTATTCCTTTTATTCTATTCGCATTCGCAGTCTTAATGCTGTACTTATTTGGAATAACTGGAAATTTAGAAGTAGGATATTACCTATGTATTGGCGCAGCAATTGTATCTGGTGCATATGCATGCACGCTGAATAGGAAAATATCCTTCTCTGTTGATGAAGTTGTTGGTGTACTGATTGCTCTCATTCCGTTCGTATGGTTATACATATCGATTGACAGTGATTTTCTGTTCACGGGATGGGATGAGTTTTCTTTTTGGGGGGCAAGCATAAAAATCATCAGTGCTACTGATGCGCTTTACAATAACGGTTCACCATTATCTTACGCTTTCAAATCATACCCGCCGGCTCAGCAGTTATTACAATATTTCTTCGTGAAGTCTTTTGGATGGAAAGAATCCACAGTGCTTTTGGCGCATGGTTTCTTCATTTTGTCATCTCTGCTTTTTACAGCGGCTACGTTAGTACAAAAGCGTACTTCTGCGGCATCTTTGGCGTTCCTCATCTCAATTCCAACAATATATTACTTCGGATTTGATTTTGGTCATATTTTTGTTGACCAGTTACTTGCAGTTGTTTTTGCCGCTTCGATTGCTTGCGCTTTACGAAAAGACACACTTCACAAATTCATTCTTTTACCCGCCACCCTATTCTTGCTTGTCGAAATAAAGCAGATGGGGTTAGTGTTCGCTTTATGTGCATTATTCATAGCCATTCTCAATGAAATTATATCATTAGAGAGAGATATATCATTTAGGCTGAAAAAAGCTGTGGCAGTTGGAGTTACAGGTTTAGTTTCTATATTGGCTTCGTACAAGACGTGGATTGTGTATCTTTCTACATCTGGTGTGGTTCCTGTTTTTCAGTCAGATCGTGGGGTTGAGAGGTTGTGGTCTGATGATAACAGGCAACTAGCTTTAACCCTGAAAGAACTAGTTAAAAGACTTGATGATCCGACTTATTTCCAAATGGGCGGGCAACTATTCAGCGGCATGACGATTGTAACTATTACACTGATTTTGTCAGTGGCTAGTTTATCGCTTATTTTATTTTCAATAAAAAACAAAACAGAGATATGCAATAGTTTGGTATTCTCTGTAAGTATGATTGTGCTTTGGCCGGTTTATGTTGTATTCCTGCTTCTGTGTTATCTTATGTTCTTCAGTGAATACGAAAGCATTAGGCTTGCTTCATTTGAAAGATACACAGCCACATTCTTGCTGGCATGGATCGTATCATTCATTTCCTTAACTGCAAGATTATTTACAGAAAAGACAAACATCTTCGTAAGAGCGGTTCTATGCGCGATGATAATATCTTGCATAATCTTTATTCCTGAGCAATTCTATAAGGATGCCAGCAATATTACCTCTAACGATAAGTGGATAAAAACACGTGTCAATGTGAAGAAATTTACAGATAACTTGATGCCTATGATGAAAAATGGTGATAAAGCATATTTCATTCAGCAGCAGTCTAGGGGTTTCGAGAAAAATATATTCAACTATAGCGTGCTTCCACACGCAGCAAATACATGGTGCTGGACTCTAGGAAAGAAATACTTTGAGAGCGATGTTTGGACATGCGATTATGACATCAATCAAGTAACAAAAGGGTACTCGTATCTTGTAATATTCACATCAGACCAGCAATTTTGGGATAATAACTCTAAGTATTTTAAAAACTGGAGTGGAAAAGTTGATGAAACCGGAATTTACAAGATAAGTAGAAATGATGAAGGTATAGCCGAAATAGTTAAGGTTAAATAGAATATAGAGGCCCTTAGACGGGCCTCTTTTTTATACTTCCCACCATCCCTGGGTTCCGGACATCTTTTTGAATCTTTTGGACCAGGCAGCTCCTGTTTTGGTTTCAGTTGCTCCGGAAAGTGGCACTATCCTTGTTTCAGACGCGGTTCCACTGAAGGTAAACGTTACGCTTGAACCAGCTGCTGTTCCTCGTATAGTAACCTCATCCCCTGGTTTTCCACCGGTTATTGAATCAACAGTCTTAGCAGCTGCAGATGTCCATGAGCTCGATACCAAGAACGGAATTGCGCTTCCAGTGATTGATTCCAACAACTTGGATGGATTTGGCTCTCCATATATTTGTGGCGATCCAATGTCTGGAGAAATGAGGTTTGTTGCGTTAGTTCTGTTTCCTGAGCCAACAATGGTTGGGAAAGTTATCGACCACGTGATTGGGAAATATGCCACGGACGGCATGGTGAAGTCGTTGTCCCTTACTCTCAACAGCCCTCCTTGCACATTGATGTATGTCTGTGCTCCGCTTCCTGTCAGGGCGTCAAACCAGCAACTTCTGATAGTTCCCGTTGAACCATTAAAAAGAATGACAGGGTCAAGCTGAGTCGCTGCTGTTGCGCCCCATTGGTGAGCTTTGAATGTGCAGTTTTCTGTCTTCCATCCAAGTACGCCACCCATTCTTATGAACTGGTTGCACTTCTTGAACACTACTCCGTCAACAAGAATTGCACCATCAGAAAGGAACGCAGGGTTTAAAGCTGGCGCTGCATAGATACCAAAAAATGAGTTTTCTATAATACCACCAAGGATATGCACCTTACCCATATTCCCAAATATCCGATAACTATTTGAACCCACTCCACCACTCAGCACTCGCGTAGAGCCAACCTCACAGTTTATAAACATAAACGTATGGTCGAAGTTAGACCATGCAGGAAGAGGAGCATTTGTTGAGCCATCTTTGTCGGTGATAATAACCTGGACGCTTGAGTTAACATAAACAGTGTCATCGCTAAACTTAATCTTCATGTTTTCGAAGGTTACGTTCTGCGAGTAACGAGTGATACCTCGATCTCCTGAGTAGCAATAGCAAGCTGACTTGGTGTTGTAGGCTGTAATGTTGAGGAAATATGCATTATAGCAAGATGCAACTCGCCACCAACCATTACATGTTGACACGTTTTCGACGTTAAATCTTTCTACGTAAATATTATACGGATGACGGCCGTTAGTTAGCGTTGAGTTTGTAGCTGGGTCTACCGGTGCCAGACCATACTCAAAATTACACCCATATCTCCATGGCCCACCCTTTATTAAGCAGTCGTGAATCTTAATTCCATCAAGCTCACCCATGCCGCAGATAACAAATCCATTATTAAGACCTTTGCCTTCTACGTTATAAAATCTGTCAAATTCAAAATCGCTTGTCATTGCACTGCCAAGGTATTGTCCTCCTACCCAGAGCATCACTGTTTCCGGAGCTAATGGATTGGCCGCAGTTGCATCAGCCCTTGTTGGAGCTACGTCGTACACAAAATTAGTAATTCGAACTTTTTTTGAGTTATAAACGACGAAAGTATGGTTCGCGCGACCACCTGAGGTAGGGATAAAGCCCTGGACGTTATCCATTATCTTCGCACCATTGAAGTTCAGCGTGATGTTGCTGACCCCAATGCACTGCACGGTGCTGGTTAACAGATAGGTGCTGGATGCGTTACCAATTAATTCCACGCCCACACCGCTATATGCGGTAATTGCTGCATTAAGCGCAGCAGAGCTATCAACAGCCCCCGTCTTGTCGACCCCAGACAGATCATCGATGAACATGAACACTTTGTTCATGTAAGACTGAAGAGTGATGCCTCCAGGGGCTCCAATCATGGCGGTACCAGAGCTGGTTGCCAGCATTGCGCGAAGGCTGGCATCCCCGATACCAACCCAGGCACCAATACCAACACCACCCGAAGATCCTGGAGTAGACCCGGCATCCACATGCTTAGGCAATGCTCCATCCCAGCGATAATATTCGCCGGTATCTTCGTCACGCAGAGCCTGATTTGGTAGGGTGATATCAGCGCCGTCCTGAAAGGAGTCAATGAGGATCCATCCGTACTGGGAAATCGCCTGCTGTGCCAGCCAGTGCAGGCCCTCAATGGTGTAATGCTCATTCCCAAACCGGTCAACATAGGTGTTCACCAGCGAGGTAACGAACTCGTCAATTTTCCCGGCGTTGAACTTCAGATCGCGCGGTGATTCGCTCGGGACAGGCAAATTAGTAGGTTGCGTAGCCATAATGATTCCATAAAAAAACCCGGCACGGTGGCCGGGTTCGGTTGGTCGGGGACGGTTCTTATTGGTAGATGGCGTCGCTGTATTCCGCGACGGTCAGAGATACCGTGTTATCTGTGTTCGGTTTGATGCTGTTCACTGTCCATAGCTGACTGTCCAACTCTTCCACTGTCGCGATGATGTAGCGCGACGGTAGTTGCACAGTGTCTCCGTTCCATATATTGAGCTGAATGTTGGGTATTGCCGCGGTGAAGCCGTACTTCGTGTCGCTGCGGGCGGTGGCCGGATAGCGCAGTGTCGGATTGCCAATGCTATCGGTCACCAGCACATACATTGAGCCGGTAAATGCGATCGGCTCGCTGGTATCAAAGTTATTCCCGGCGCGGCCGGTGATGTAACCCTGTTGCTGGTTGCTGTCGTAGATGTCGGGCATCTGAATGACGCTCCCGACCTGAATAATTCCGTCCTCAAACACTTTGGCGTTCATCTTCACGCGCGAGTAGATCAGGCGTTTGGTTTCGCGTAATGCGCGCTCCCGCGCCTGATACTCGTTACGTAAGCCGACTATCTCCAGTTTGTTCGGGTTCTTCGCTTCCTGCTCGACAATTACACCGTTCAGCACGCGGTAGTTGATGTACGTCTTGTTGTTCGTGGTCGGGTGAACGTATGACGTTTGCACGCCTTCATACCCACCTGGCAAAGTGGCCTCGTACGTTATTTTGTACTCGTCCGTCTTCATGTTTGCCCGGTTGAACACTGCATCTGGGTAGTCTACCTTCTGATCTCGTGTAAATGTCAGCACCCCGTCATCCCAGTACGCCAACACCGAAGCCGCATTACAGATTGCCTGCACCCGGTCCCCGAGAGAGTCGTTCTCGTCATCAAATGTGTAGTCGAAGTAACCCAGGCGCTCATCAGGCAAGCTTTCAGCAATAGAATACAGCCCGTACAGGTCTATGCTGCTTACGGGCTGCTCACCCATGATGAGCCAGGTGTGGGCCACCGCATCAGCGAACGAGCGAGACGGTCGCAGCGTGTAATCCACCGCCTGCGTGTCCAGGTCGTATGTAATGGTATGGCGCGTCACCAGCGCGTTATATTTGCGCTCGCGGCTACCAAGCGCGTTCTCTGTCGCTCTCACCTTTACTCGCACCAGCGTGTCGGTCGGGTGAACTACATTCGTACGGATGTTGATGCTGTGGATCTCTTCGACCTTTAGCAGTGACGCGTCACCGGAGTTATCCGTGCGCTGGAAACTGACCGCGTATTTCCCGAAACCGCCGGTCGGCGTGATTTTGTCTGTGCGGTAGAAGACTTCACTCGTCGACTGGTGCGGCGTCGTCTGCCGGTACGTGAAAGTCTGCTGCGTGCCAGGAACCTGATTGTAATCGTCGTCGATCTTCCAGATAACAACCTTCCAGTTGGTCTCTTTCTTCCCGCCGAGGCTGGATTGGGTATGAAGCCACAGCTGCGATGACTCGACTGGGGAGAAGAACGGCCCCACAACCAGCGCCTCGTTATCGTTGAGGATGAACTTCGTGGTGTTAATCGTGGCGTTTGCCGGGATGTCCTGCGGGCCTTCGAGCTGGTTCATCGTAAACGTGTACCAGCGCACCGGGTTAACAACCGCTCCGTCGTTTGTTTCAACGGCGGAGATCAGCGTACCGGAGAAGGTAGCGTCAGTAGTAACGTTACCTGATGCAGTGCTGTACGTCACGTTGATGGTGAATGTAACCGCGTGCGGCAGCACCAGACCCATGAAGTAATCGAATTCGGCCTGCTTCACGATTTTCATTGCTATCTGGCCACCGGAATACGTGCCGCTGACCACAGTGGTTGCTGTTGCGCTCTCTACAGGGAAATCGCTGGCTTCGTTCTGTCCCGGCACCTCCTGCCCGTCGACATCATCAAACCCGTAGCCCTCTACGATCTGAGGGATTACCTCGCCAGGCTGGAAGAACTGGAATTCAGCGCCTGCAAGAGAGCCCAGGCTTGATTCTGAGTAGCGAACAGACTCGTAATCGTATTTGCCGATCCCGATGCACATCCACTCAGTGACGTACTTCAGGCCGCCGTCTGTGGAAGTCTGGTGCACGTATTCAAACACCGATTCCTGTATCAGATCCGGGAACGAGCGAATTTGGCCGTAGATGTCCGGCTTGGCCTTATATACGCGCGCGGTGTTTGTCTGACCGGTCAGGCTATTGTTGGGTGAGTCGACCGTATTGCCGCCGTTGTTTGCAATGGCCGGTTTCGGTGCCAGGAACGAAAAAACCTGCCCCACCACTTTAAAGATCGGGCTCAGGATGTCGCCGACAATGCTCTTTGGCTGGTCGAATATCTGGATGCGGTCCAGTTCGCGCAGCTCAAACGCCAGTTCTTCATCGTCGCCCAGCTTAACGCCGTTGCGGACGATCAGCAGATCACGATGAAATGTAGCGTCATTGGCCGCCAGCCAGTCATAAAAAAGGGTGCCGTTTGGCACCCTGTAGCGTTCTTTTGGCGTTCCCGGGAAACGCTGAAGCTCAATCAACGCCATAAGAAAAAAACTCCACTTTGGTGAATGCACGCTGAATGACCAGCAACGAGTCCATGCGGACGCTTCCATTCTCGCCGCGTGAATGCAGCGCCTGCCTGTTAACCACCAGCCCAACGTGTGCCGGTTGCGCGCCGCGGTACCCGACGAATATTCCACCCTCAACTGGCTTGTCGACCGGGCGCCAGAAAACGACATCTCCCTGATAGCAGGTGAAGAAGTCCTCCCCGGCTTCGTAGTCCGGCGTCTGGTGCAGTTCAATACCGAGAACGTGCCGGTAATACAGCACGCACAAGCCCCAACAGTCGACCCTATCGAACGAGCAGGCCCGGTTAGCCCACGGCACGCCGATCACCTTCCGAACAAAATCAGAGGTACTGCAGGCCGGTATATTCCGTTGGGTCATATAGCCTTCCGATGTTGTTGTTCAGTGGGTTGGTAACGGACAGAGTTACCGACGCGGAGTCAGCGTCGATGTCCACTGTCTTGACGTATAACTGCCAGGACTTAATCGGCACAGACACATCCCCGCTGTCGAAGATCTGCCTTGTGGCCGTGATGGCCGTCAGCCGGGCCGCGCCCTTCCACTGCTTCATCAGCGCTTTGATGTCCGACGAAAGCCGCCCTAACTTCACCGTCGCGTCGATTACCGGCGTGCCGCTCTGCTGGCTCTCTTCGATTTCAAAGCGCGCTGGCGTGTACGTCTGGCCGCCAAGCGTCTTCGGGAAGAATTGCTTGTCGACCAGGCGGACGTAGCCAAAGGATGGATGGTAGAACGTGATTGTGTCGTACAGCCCGCGCGTCGGTCGTTGCTGCTTGTACTCCCTGAAGCTCGGCATTACGGCACCCTCGGCAATGATTCCGGATCGCGTCCGTCCGGATAACCCGTAACCACGATATCCAGCCATGAATCCCACGGCGGCGGCAGCTCAACAATGATGTCGTCGAATTCGTCATCGGCGTTGTAGAGGTGGTTCGCAATAACGGTTCCCGTCCAGGTAACCACCCCGCCGTCGATACTGGTTTGGACCGGCATCTGCGTGAAGTGAAGTTCCTGCAGCTGCAGACCACTGCCGCCAAGGTTGATATTCATCCGGAACCAGTTCAGGCCCCGGTTGAGATAGTTCGGGCTCCGCAACCACTGCTGGAAAGCGCGTTCCTGCGCCAGCGTAAAGATCCACGTCAGCGACCATGTCACCTTCAGGTCGTCGGTCTGGTTTTCAAAGATGGCCGGGCCGAACGCTGGCTGATCGGTCTGGAACCCGGTGTCGAGCGTCATGTTTTTGCTGGCTTTCTGCGCCAGCGGCAGCCAGTCGGGATAGTCGATAATTGGCATCAGCCCTGCCCCCTTGGCGTGCGTTTAACGTTCATGTTGCTGGTAATGGCGTTACTGATTGGGCCGCCGTTGTTCAGGTCTGCAACGACGACATCAACGGTAAGCCCGCCGTTTGCATCCGTACCGGCCTGGGCATCGACAGAGGATGACGTATAGTTCTGGATGTTGATTACCACCCCGCCGACACCTCCTGCAGTCATATCCTTGTTACTGATCACCTTGCCGTTGTCGCCCGGTATCATGTACTGCTTACCGGTACTGGCCTGGTAAATCTCTGGCATGCCCCCCTCGCCGACCTGATACATTCCGCCTGCACTAACCGGGCCGCCATTCTTGCGCTTGCCAGACAAAGCCAGGATGCCAGCCATAGCGCCGATGCCGATCGCCACTGCACCACCGAATGAGGCGATGGATGACATAATGGCCGCCGGAGTCCATGCCGCAGTAGTAGCCGCTGCCGCCGCTGTAGAAGTCGCCGTCGTGGTTGCGATTCCTGCCGCCTGTGCCGTAGTGGACGCTGCAACCGCAGCCGTGGTGGCCGTCTGTCCCATGATGGCCGACTTCACCCATTCAACGCCCATCTGGACGAATGAGTTGATTACACTGTTCAGCACGGTCATACCAATACTGCGCATTGCGTCGCTGGCTGACATGCTGCCGGTGACAATGCCCGTCAGCGCGTTACTGGCTACAGAACCGAGAGAGTCGAAAGCCGCAGCCGCTGCCTGAGTGGCTGCGTTCTGCTGCGCCCACTCTTCCCACATCGCAGCATTACGCTGATCCCGATATTGCTGTTCGATAGCAGCGCGAGCCGCCTCAGCCTCTCCGATCTTCTGCGGGTAAAGTTGGGCGTATTGTTGGATATCCGCGATGTCTTTCTGATACTGGCTATCCAGTCCTGCAGTTTTGCTGGTTTTACCCTGGATAGTGCTGAACTTATTGGCAGCGTCAGTACGTTCCTTTTCTGCCTTGGCCTGCTCACGCAATGCGTTTGCATTGTCCCAGGCTTTGCCTGCCAGCTGTCCGGCAAGCATTAGCTGCTCCTGCGTGGCGGTGTTACCGAGAGACTGCTGAGCATTAAGCACAGCCTGAGCTCGCGATAACTCACCAACGCTTCCGGCTGACAGTTCGGCTTTCTGCTTCAGTTCGTCCAGTTTTTGGTTAACAGACTCCTGCGCTTTCGCGTACTGCTCAGCTTCTTTCTGAGCTGCAGACTTTCCGCCCTTCGCTTTACTGCCGGCAGCTGACCCGGTCGTTTTAATCTCGATCGGCTTTGTGTTAGCCGCGGTCTGTGATGCTTTAGAAACAGCAGCCAGATCGCCAACCAGCATGGCGGCTTTATTGCTCAGCCCGGCTAGGGCTTTGTTTTGCGCCTCCCAGCCATCAAGACCAAGCCATGACCAGGTACGCGCCCGGCGCGTGAACATTTCCGCTGTGCTGTTCAAATCTGAAATCTGCGCATCTGCCGACGCCGCTTTCCCCGCCAGACGGTCGAGTGCTGCAGTCATTGAGTCGATAACTGCAACCAGCCCTGTGCTTGCACCCGTTGCCTGGTTAACAGAGTCAATCATCGACAGGAATGAGTTAGTAAGCGCCGTATTGGCCTGCGAAAGCGTGCGCGGGAGTTTCTCGAACTCAGAGTTGATTGCCCCGGTCTGTTTCTGGATAGCGTTCAGCGCATCTTCTGCCGTCAGTTTTCCTTCAAGCATCATTTGGCGAAGTTCGCCAACGCCAACACCCATTCCCGTCGCAATTTGTCGAACCAACTCAGGCATTTGTTCAAGCATGGAGTTGAACTCTTCAGCCCTCACCATTCCAGATGAAATTGACTGACCAAACTGACGAAGAGCATTGGACATTTCCTCGGTAGAAGACCCACCTATTCGCCCAATTTTCTGAAGTGTTTCTGTGAGCTGTAACACCTGCCCATTGGTGGCCCCGGTATCCTTCAGGGCTGTGCTGAGCGATTCCCAAAGTTTCTGGGTGTCCTGAAGAGATCCGCCGGTCGCAGAGCTGATATTCATCAGCGTCCGCATGGTTTGTGATGCTGATGCCGCGCTACCAGTAAGCCGCTCAATACGCGAGTTCAACTGACTCATGTTGTCAGCAGCAACGAGAAATGCACGCCCCCAGTCTACAACTATTGATGCTGCTATGGCCCCGGCGACTTTGTTTATGCTGGTCTGGAGCTGGTCAAACTTACTGGCCGCTTTTGACGCTCCGCCACTCATCTTCTCAAGACGCTCATTTACTTTGCGCTGGGCCTCGATCAGATTCGCAACATCCATCTGCACCTGATAGACGATATTGCCTACTTGTTCCTCACCAGCCATTGATCTTTCTCCTGTGGATTATCCCACGCAATAGCCGGGAGTTATTTCTTCGCTGCGGCCCTTCTTGCCGCCTGCTTAGCCAGAAAATCATCAGCAACTGCGCTGTATTCTTCTTTGGTTAGGCCTTTCTGGTCTGGATATTTCTCTGACAGCAACGCCTGAAATTCAGTCATGGTCAAACAACGCGCTTCATCCAGGCTTATACTGAAGTGGATCCTTGCTGCGTTGATGTATTCAATGGCGTTAAATTCTGTAGTACCGCCTGATGATTCATGACGCTGGAGTTTTCGTGTCTTCGCTTTCCCTGTTACGCCATGCTGTAAAAGATGCTGAGCAAAGATGACAATATCTGACTGAGGCATGAGACCGGGCGAATATGAAAGCTTTCCTTCAACCTCATCCCATTGGCCAAGAATCGGCGTTAAATCTTCATCTGAGCACGCCTGTAAGACTTCCATGGCTTTTGCTATCAGGCGATCTGAAACCCTACGCATCGCTGGCCCCATCCAGTCAGGTAAACCGCCAAAAGCATCGGCACAGACCGAGATTAACTTTTCCGCCTCGCGACCATGAATATCAGCGTATATCTCAACAATTTCATGCGGCTCACCGATCCTTGTCATTGCCTCAAAAGACGGTCGTAACAAGTAATCTTTTCCGCCTTCACGGCTGTCACTTATGCCTATCTCGCCAATTTCTCTCAAAGCGGTCATGGTATTTCCTGATCAACGGTCATTATCAAGGCTGCCTGTCGACAGCCTTTGTAATGTTCGCTATGCGGTAACAGTGAGAACGCAGGTAGTTGAGGTGATTTTATTTCCGTCGCTATCTGTGACTTCACAGCGATAGCTACCACTCGATGCGGTTGTAACACCAAGCAGCAAGAGCGTGGCTGTTACCGCCGTAGGGTTTGCAGTTGAGTCGATCTGAGTACTGCCAAGGAACCATTTATAGCTGTATGTAGGGCGACCGCCTGTTACGTCAACATCAAGAACGACGTCGTTGTCTGCATCGGCAGCTTTAGTTGCTGGCAAATCTTTGGAGAATGCCAAAGGCGTTGAAGGTGTAGCGTCTGTATTAACAACCTGAACAGTAGTGCCATCAGATACTTTGAACTCAACGGTAAACGTGATGATGTCGTTACTTCCGCCATCTGCTGGCGTAAGGTTAGAAATCACCATATAGCCCGAGAACTCGATTGGACCGATAGCGATACGCGCCCACAGCGTCGGCTGTCTCTTGGCATTGATCTCATCAGTGAAGTACTTCACCAGATTGCCATAACCGAACTGGTCAAGTTTGTCGTGTTTCCGCACTTCACCATCAAAACTGATTGTCGCGTCAGCATTGGTTATGATGTTTTCCACCCATCCTGCAGTATCGTCTGCATCAGAGGTGACCGAGTTTGGAGCGAAATCTAGGCCCTTACTGGTTCCCGCGCCGAGAGCCTTCCAGTCGCCTTCTGTAGGCCGCGCGTCTGGGCAACCATAGGCCAGCTCCAGCACTGTTGCCGAGCCGAATACCCTTTCGTTGGAGTTTTGGCAATTAGCCATCTTTGACCTCTTTTATGTATAAAAAAAGGCCGCCAGATGGCGACCTTGTGTTGATGATTTTTCTTCAGTCCCCGAAAGTGCAGGCAAACTGTAACCTCAGGACAACCCTTCCCTCCTCCGTCGTTACTGGAGTTGGATAAGCACCCATGTTTTCGATCTTACCGACGCATTCGTCTGCGTGAGGATTTGCCTGAACGTAATCAAGGATTGACTGAGCTGCCGTTGCCGCCGCCTGGTTTTTGTCCTTTGCGCCAATCACATCGACCAGGACATAGTTATCGTTCCCGAGGTCATTTCTGATGGGGGTTCCGCCATTTGGTCTGAACACCATAATCGCTTTCGAAAGGTCATTCGGGTCATTGAAATTAAGAAGCTGAACCAGGAAACCGGTAGTAAGACCGGCATCGCCAAACATGTTCCTGACTCGCTGATACATAGGAGGATTCATAGAGACACTTCCTTGGCGATCACAGCATCAATCTGTCGCTGCGTGTCTTCAAACCCTTTGGTTAAAAACTCCTTCCTGGCCGTCGCCCGGCGGAAGTTCTGAGGTACGCTTGGGTCATGGACGTATGCAGCATAGTTAGCTGAATAACCAACCCGGCCCGTCACGCGATTGCCATTTACAGTAATCTCGCGGAACTGGCTATTTATGAGGGTTGATGTATCGATCGGGGTATAGAGCGCCGCCTGAGATCCGCCGATAATCAAAGCTGATTGCATGGCTCTGACGACCTTTCTCCCCTGAATATCACCTACCAGAGCATTAAGGTTTTTCTTCGCCTGGCTGATGCCCTTCACTTTAATGCCCATGGCTACACTCCCGTAATTATCGCCCAGTCATCTTCCAGGCCGTCGAGAGTATCGTTCCAGCGCGTCACGTGACGCACCTCATCGGCACCGGCCACGATCGGGTCTGGTTCAGTGCTCGCACCAATCAGGATGTAATCGCCCTCATCAGCCAGCGCAAACGCAGTAAAGAAGGTGTTTTTGACGACAACCTCTTTACCGATTGAGCCGAGCTTTGCTGACAGGCCGCCGATGTAGTCGCACATGATGGTTTCAGGCGGTTCGTATGGGTCGACAGGATCGCCCCACTCGTCATTACCGCCAGCCCCCTTACGCCATATCGTGCATGGCTTGTTGTATGACCATGAAGCAGTAGACGACATCAGCCCTCCTTCCAGCGCAGCACAACCGTTACGTTTCCGCCCTGGCCTTTAAGTTGCTCACTGCGCTTAATGGAATTCGGTGGGATGCAAGAGTCCATGACGACTTCACCAACACGATGAAGTCGGCCGTTTTTCAGTAACCCGCCTCTCTTCATTCTTTCCACCTCAGCACCTTCGCGCCAGTCGCCCGGATGCGCGGGCAGTTGATATGCCACTCGCCGTCTGTTTTCACGTAGCCGGTAGTTTCCCGCCCGGTGTCGGTCATCACCCAGACGCGAGTGAAAGTACGTGGCAGCCCGTGCTTAACTGATTTGTACGTCATCAGCATCCCCCGACCACCATGAACAGGCCTACGCTATTACCGGCGCTGATCGGCAGTTCTCCGGTGCATCCGCTGGTATCGAGACGGGCCAGCGAGTCGCGCAGCCATGTAATGCTGTCGTCGCCATATTCAAACGAACGGGACGCGCCAGACGGCGCACCCTGCGATTTGATGCGGCGCGCCCCGGACGACGTAGCCATAAGCGCCGCGGCGTACATCAGGATTAGCTTCGCGGTGCAGTCGTCATAACCAGCACCATCGAGGCACGGGATAATCTTGTTCACCACGCAGAGGATCGGATCCAGCAGCGCACCCGGGATGGAGTAACCCAATTCACCGAGGAACGCCTGCACGTCTGCCGCTGTGATTGGGTCAGCCATGGTTATTTCGCCTTCTTGGTAGCTTCTGCCAGGGCGGCTTCAGCCTCTTCAGCGCGCTTCGTTACCGCCGCCAGCTGCTCATCGAATGTGGCTTTTTCAGCTGCAGCCTGGTCAGTGAGTTTAGCCACCTGCTCCAGCGATTCATCACGTTCCTTCGTCACCGCCGCCAGCTGCTCGAGCAAATCGCTATGCTGTGATGCTGCCGGCACTGACTCGCCGAAGAGCTTTTCACCCTTCTTCTTGTCAGTTTCTTTCGCTTTACCGGTCGCTTTCCAGCGCTCTGCTGTTGCATCGTCCACCTCAACAACCGCACCAACCTCCAGTTTGCGGAGGTTGGCACCGGCATACAGATTGTCTGTAATGATTTCTACCAGTGCCATGTTTACCCCTTAGCTGTGTGCGTAGATGACAGATTTCTTGCTGTTGATGTCGGTTTTAACCATCAGGCCAGCAGCGCCCCAGGTGCGCCAGATGTAATCGCTGTTGTAGAACGGACGCGGATCGGCAACGGTACCGAACGCCTGGCCTACAATCGGAGCAATAACGCCAGCTGTCAGCGGAACAATCAGGATCTGGTTGCCAGTCAGCTGAGCATCTTCTTTAATCGCGGAAATGCCGGACAGTTTCAGAAGCTCCTGCAGAATGGTGTCAGACTGGTAGTTGTCGCTGAAGTAGCGCTCAAGGTTGGAGATGATGGCGCTCGACACATACCAGGTCTGCTCTGCGTACTGATTGTTGGTCAGCTTGAGAGTGTCGCGCAGCTTAATCGCCGCATTACGGATCTGCTCTGCCGTGGCGGAGGCGCTGGTAAAGTCGATATTCAGACCAGATGCACCCAGATCAACCAGAGCCACACGCTCGTCGTTCTTCAGGCCTTTCCAGGTCTTATCATCAAACTTGATGTAGTTGCCTTCCGCGTCACGATATCCGTTGTAGATGTAATCCACATACTGGCGACGGACTTCGTTGGTGGACTCGAACTGAGCATCAGAGATGATGTCGAACGCATCCGGGTTGTTCAGGCGAGGCTCACGCCAGTGGAACTTGAAGCCGGTATCGTGCACCGGAACCATCGTGCCGTCGTACTGGTACTGCACAGCATCCAGTGCCGCACCGATCTGGCCTGACATGGAGGTGTGAGCCCACATGCGGCCGCCGGACTTAGCGTATTCGTACACGGTCTGGTTGATGCGCACCGAGCGAGACAGTGGCATCAGGTCGTTGAACAGAGTGAACTCAGTGTTCGGCTGGAATTGACGCAGCACGGTCTGGTCAAAGGCTTTGTACAGATCAGCAGGTGAGCGAACAGCGTTGATGCCATTCAGCTGATTGACTGCATTCAGGCGATCAGCCATTTCCTGCATTACGTTAATGCCCTGATGGTTCAGAGCGGCATTACGCTCCTGCGTCAGCATACCAAACTGGTACTGGTTCACGGCCAGGTTGCCGGTCTTTTCGCCCAGCGATTTAGAATAAACAAGCATTCAGTGACTCCTTACTTAATCACTACGCGAATGAGGTCGCCAGCAGCGGCGGTGATTGAGCGCTCTTCGTCGCAATAGCAGCGATCTGATTCGCCCGTAGCCCACTTCTTCACCTGGCCGTTGACGATTGAGAGAGCGTCACCTTTTTTGTAGGTACCGGCGGCAGCGCGGACGTTCAGGAACATGCCCGGCAGCGGGTGGATGCCAACCAGCAGATCGTCGACAGCGAACGTGTCATCTACCGTTTTACAGCGCAGATAATCGAAGTCTGCGACATAGATAATCGCTGTTTCGCTACCATCTACCGACACCTTGAAGACGCCAGCATCAAAGAAGCCCAGGGTACCAGGCTTGACCGCAGTGGCGCGGCCTTCACGATTGAGCAGCGGATTAGGGAATACGCCACCGGCGTGAATTACGTGTTTTCCGTCTTTAGCCATTTTTTACTCCGGCATTTCGCTGACTGATTGGGTGTTGGTTGCCTGGCGGAACGCACCGTTCAGGCCGAAAGATGTCTGGCACTTGGCATACATAGCGTCGAGCGCCTTACCGTCCAGGTCTGCGACTTCGTCATCGCTCATGTTCATCGCCAGCTTCACAGCCGCGCGCTTTTCGCCTTTCTCTTTGTCGGCGTTCGCGTTCAGGCTGTTGAAAACGACGTCCACGCGATCGGCGAGTGTTTTCGCCCACGCTGGCATCTCTTCGTTATTGGTGGCCTGCTCTTTTTTCTTGGGCTTGCCGGTTTCCGGGTCGATTTCTTCTTCGCCTTTTTTCTTGGCGGCGGCTTCGTCGGCCTTCATCTGGTTGTATGCGTCCATCAGCTCGGCGTCGGACTTGCCTTCAGTCGGCTTACCAGCGGCTTGCAGCGCATTGATAATCAGTTCTTTCATCGGATCGTTCTCTCCGTTGGTTTTAATCTCGTACTCAGTGGGTTTGCGCACGACTTCTACAGGTTCGCCGACGAACACGGCCTTGCCGTCATCATCGATGAGGTACTTCTGTTTCAGGTATTTGGTGTCATTGCGGTAGATGAAGCTGTCCGGCCACACCGTTTCAGGCCAAAGCCACTTATCTTCGGTGTCACCCTCGCGCAGCTTGTCGCTGATAGCGCGGGAGATGTCGTCGAAAGAGAAGTTGGAGGCATTGGTGAAGAAGAATTTGGTCTTGTTGAGCAGGCCGTAGCGTGTGCAGTCGATGCCATCAGCAAGGCGGGCAACTTCTATCTGCTGTTCATCACCCTCGGCGTTAACGAAGATGCCAACCCCCTCCTCTGGCGTTCCGGCCCCCGGTTCATCGAGCAGCACCGCCACATGGTCAAACATCATGTTGGTGGCGATCTCGTTGTACTTCTTGCCCTTCGACTCGCCGTTGGCGGCGATGCCGGAATACAGCAGGCCGGTGGAGATATGGATCGGTTCGGAGTTGGTGCCGGCCAGCATCTCGTCCAGACGGTTAATCAGGCGCTTGCCCTTCTCGCGCGACTCGGCGTACTGGCGGTTAACGTACATGTCGCCCGTCACTTTGCCGTCATTGTGACTGACGTTCTGCAGCCAGGCCCCGACGTGATACTCATTCACCGCCCGGACATCGCGAGCCGTCACATGCTTGCCGTCCACTTTCGGGTGGCCCAGCGGCATCGGGTTACGCTCGAGCGTGTTGTAGGCCTTTTCGATTTCTGCTGCCGGGTACAACTTCCGGTTCATCACAATATCGTCCACGACAGGCGTGATGCCGCGAACCACGATATGTGGCTTGCCGTCGATGGTTTCAGTGGTGATGTTTGAAGCGGAGTTGACGACGGTCAGCACGTTAACGCGGTTGCGTTTCATGCTGGATCCTCATTGGTGTAATTTCGGTGTTACTCTTCGGCGATACTCGGCGCTTTTCCTGTCTGCGTCCCAATCGGCTAGCATCCTGTCATGGACTATCAGACCCTGAGCAATTGCCTTGAGCCTTTCTCTTGGGCGGCATATGGTTTCTGCGAATGAGTAGTGGATGTTCAATATCTCCACTGCATTGGCGGCATCACATGGGTAGATCATGCGGCCTCCTTGGTGGCCCACTGCTGACGCTCTTTCTTCAACTTATCCGCCAGCCCCTCATTGAAGATGCTGCCATCGTCGTTGAGCAGCACCGGAATCTGGCTGCAGTAGCAGTTGTACCGGTTGCCGTTCTCAGCGTAGAAGTCCCGCACCTCTTCCGTGGTGTAGACCTTGCCGTGACGGCTTGCGTGCCAGGTGCGCGTCGTAGGCTTGAGCGCTGAAAGCCACAGTAGGCCGGTATTCAGCCCCAGCCTATCGGCAGCCCAATCAGTTTCGTTCCATTGTGCCTGCCGCAGCGCGCCGACCTGCTCAGTCTGAGCGATGGTCTTCGCCTTCGACATCGACACATCGAGGCGTTTGCTGATGACGCTGGCCGTTTCGCGAGGATTCACGCCGCGCGCTACCGCGTCGGTGATGATGTTGGTCAGGTCGCCGCGGGCTATATCGCTGATGACCTTCCAGTCACTGAACGTTGTCAGCCTGGCCGCCGCTATCTGATTCAGGTAGCCCGGACTGCTTAAAAGCTGCTGTAGCGTCGTCTGGCTGGCGTATATCTGCGACTGCACCGACAAGTTGGTGAAGGCGTTTAGCGTGCCGCGGTCATATTCCGCAATGACGTAGTCCATCGCCCACAGGTTCTGGCTGCCGCCATCGAGAAGCTCATCATCCAGAATCGACTGCACAACCTGCAGCAGGTCGGCCAGTTCAGCAGCCGTCATGTCGTAGATGAACTTACCAGCATTGACCTGATACAGCGAAGGCTCTGCGCCCTCGTTGTTGCACATCATCCAGGACTGCTGTGCGTTCGCCTCACGCTGCTGTCCTGTCAGGCGTGAATCAAACAGTGCCTTAAGCCTGAGCTTGATGTTCAGATACCGGTCTTCGATATCATTGAACATCCTGCTGACCTGCCGCGAGGACTGCGTAGGGTCAGCTTTATTGCGCGGTACGATTGGCGTCCCGATTTTGGTTTGCGCTGTCATCATCATCTGTCAGCGGATCCTTATCGGTTTGCTTTACATCAGGGTTAGGTGGCGACACGACCTTGCGAGGCTCCAGCTCACCGACTGCGCGGATTTCGTTTTCATCCACTGCCGGAGTGCCGTATGCCTGCTGTGTATCTTTCGCCACGACGGCCATTGCCTGCATGTTGGCAATCTTCTCTTTTTCGCTCGGCGCGAGCAGATCAGACCATGCCAGCGTGACCTCTCCGGATGAAGGCGGGTCAATGACGCCTACTGTCCAGAAGCGCTCAAGCACGCTCTCGATCACCGTCGACTGGAATCCCCAGCGGCGGCCGTTACAGCGCTTCGCCCAGTCTGTTTTGTCCTCATCGGAAGCAAGTCGCCCCGTCTGCTGACCAAACAGTATGGTGAACGGGCACTGGATCGAAGATGCAAACTCGTTGGCGGCCACTGTCCAAGTCGGGGATGGGTCTGCCGCCGCAACGGAGAGAACAGACGGCGTGCCGGCCTGCATAACCAGGGCCGCATCCGTGCCACGGTTCATCTTGGCGACTTTGTCGTTAAGCGCCTCGCCCAGGTCTTTGTAGCCAGATTCTGTGGCTTGCTTTGACAGGTTCGCAATGTTGGTTTCTTTGTCGAACGCAATCCCGAGCTGGCGACTTGCATTCTTCAGGAACCCTTCGGCACTACCACCAGATACCTTTTCGAGGTCGAGAAGTTTGTTATAACCAGCGCGCAGGAAAGGCACGCCAGAGAGCATGTTCTCGTCTTCTGAGCCTTCGCAGAGAATGATGATTCGCTCGGGGTGTACGGTAACGCCGCGCACCGGGCCGTACGTGCCATCATCACCAACGGGCTGCTCGTTGAAGTTGTACGAAACTGGCTGGCCGTAGGTTTCTGAAAGCGTGTCGGTATCGAAATTACCCGGTTTGATCTGCGATTCCCACGCGGGGATCAGCTTAACGATGGGTCCGTTACCGATATTCCGTAGGGATTTAACCTTCGCGCGGTCGACTGGCTCGTGCCATTCCCTCCCGTCCCGGAACTGAATCAGCAATGCCGAGTATCGGCCAACGAGATTTCGGCGATCCGCATCCTTAATTTTCGGCCAGTGCTTCTTCAGCAGCTTAGTGGCTGACTTTTCCCAGTCCGTTGTCTCGGTTGACTCCTTACCGTCGTCGCCGTCGATGATCGTCGGGTTATCAACCCAGCACGAATCGAGAAGCTTATGAACTGCGGCAAACGCCACCGCGTTGCGCTCGTATGCCCGGTAGTAACGGTCGAACTCGAGACTGTTTGGATAGCCGAACTCATCCCACAACTTCGTGCGTTTGGTGTTTCCCGGCTGGCCTGCGTACAGCATGCGCTGCTGACCGATAGCATCAGCAAGGGCATTAACGAGGAATGAAACCTCGCCTTGTTGTTCACTCACTGATGAGCTCCTTAGAAGAATACTGCGCCGACCTGCTTCGGCGAATGCAGCACGCGGTATCGCGTAGCGTCGTAGTCGTGGTCTTCCTGGGTGGTGTCCACGTCATCAGGCTTTTTATCGTCGCGTACAAGCACTGGTATGCGGCTGATCCAGCCTCTGCAATGCTCCATGACGTAAAATGCTGGCTTATCCGGCATGCCTGATTCAGTTTTCTTACCCTCGACCACTGCTTCAAGCATGTCGGCAAAGAGCGATGCACCATTGATGCGTGATCCTGGCTTCTTATCGGCTGGCAGCCAGGTAACGCCCTGCGCTTCCATTTTCTGTGCGATTGATAGCTCGTTATCGCCAGTATTGAAGATTGCGCCGTCAGCCGGCCCCGGAATAACGCTGCTGCATATTCCCGGCAAGATGTGCATCTGACCCTTGCCCTGTACTTCTTCCGGCTCGTCGACGTCTTCGCCCACCAGCCGCTTGTCAATCCACGCCACGCCTTTCGCGACGTTAGTGGATGACATATTCAGGCCTTTGTTCAGCTCATCAGGCGGGCAGCCATACCATTCTCCGATCAGTATCAGCGACCCGGCTGGCGGGCAAAACTGTCGACCATCTGGCAGCTCGGCGGCAGTGCCATCAGCCTGCGCCCACCAGAGGTTAGAGAACGGCTTAGACTCGCCCCAGTCGTGAGAACGGTCGACGGTCCAGCTATCCGGTACGCGGAACGGCTTAATGACGTGCAGCGATTCATTCCACAGGTGGTCAAAGCGGCCGCCGCTGGTCACATCCCAGGAGCCCTCAACCCACGCCTTGCGTCGGTTAGGGTCTTTAATTGCCATCAGCGTCGCGATGTACTGCGGGTCGAGGTACGGGTTCTCTTTGAATGATCCGTGGATGGCCACGCGGGTAAGCGTGATTTCCTCTTCTCGCTCAGTCTGAGGGTTGAATACCATTTGCCGGTCGCGCTGTACGGTTCCGCGCGGCGCTGGTTCAATGAAGCGCTTCTTCACCCAGGTATGCCCGATGCCGAACGGGTTGGTAGTGCTGAACGTCTCAAGCGGGATTGGCCTCAATAACTTGCCATTCTCCAGCGGGTAGTTTTCCGGTCTGAACGATGAGCGGCGGCAGGAGAACATCATTTCGTAGAACTCTGGAGACTGCTGTTTCGTCAGCTCGTTAAAGCCGATAAACGGAAATTCCTGACCGTGGAAATCCCAGTAGTCGTCTGCCTCTTTGCCGAAGCGGAAGAGCAGCTCCTCGCCAGTAGGCCATACCCATCGCAATTCGCTCGCAGATGACAGGTATCGAGCACCGTCGTTAAACAGGCGAAACATACGCTTCGACTGAGTGATGATGTCGGCAAGGTTCTTATATTCGGTGTCGAAGATGACGCCGCGCCAGAACGAGCCATAGCCCACCCCGACATTGCGCCGGAACCTGGCTAACTGCGCAGCGGTTTTACCCGGGCCGCGAGTGCCTTCAAACAGGATTTCGTTACACGGGCAGCTCAGAGCCAGAGACTGCGATCCAGGCAGTGGCTTCCATACAGCTTTGTAATTCATCCACCGAGCACCCCGTCCTGTTGTTTCTGCGCTGCCGCTTCCCAGTCATCCACGTTGTCACTGGTTGGCACCAGCATGACGTTATGGGTGACCTCTTTAGTTTCAGCCTTGTTCTCGATGCTGTACGCCTCACGCTCGAGGCCGATCAGCGTCTTCAGGCTGTCGCTCAGGTCTTTCATGGATTTAACGCGGGAAGGCAGGCTGATTATTTTGTGGTACAGATCGTTGAGCTTATCCTGGCCCTTGTCATCCTCACGACGCATCAGGTCACCGAGCATCTCAAGCGCGGCCACATCGCCACACTCACCGGCCAGCTCATCGAATAGCATGTTTGTCAGTTCTCGAGCCCGGCGAATGTCACCCCTGTGCTCCATGCGTACCGTGGCAATCACCTCGGCAGTCGCCTCTATCAGTACGCGCTCGGTCAAAGTGCTTTCGTTGCGTACCTGTTTGCGTACCTCCTGCTTGCGTACCAGATCGTCAGCCTTTTGCTGAATCTTAGCATTGAGGTCACGCGACCAGTCGTCACGCTTGGCACGCTTACGGATAGCGCCTTCGCTAATGCCGTGCTGCGATGCAATCTCTCGGAGGGACATCACTCCGGCCCGGTACGCCGTCTCGATGGCCTCCCAGTCCGGTTTGCTCATTCGTTACTCCGTTGTTTGCTCTGCCTTGCTCTTGGCCTTCAGGTAATCCAGGGTCACATCGACCAGCAGGATCCGAAGCGCCTCATCTTCAGAGATGCGCGGGCTAAGTCCATTAGCGCGGCGCATTAGCTCATTGGCTACGGCCTGAGCCTCTTCGCCCGCCGCTGAAACATCCAGACTCAGGGTAACCGGGATAAATGCGCTCTTCATGATGCGGACTCCTCTGCTGGTACCGGCGTGAACTCCACTCGCTTCACATCGGCAGGAGCGAAATACAGCCATTGGCCCGTTTCTGTCGCCAGCGGCACAAATCCGTTCACCAGCTCAGGCTGACGTCGTGACATCTGGCCTGTGAACTCGCCGCCGTCGTTCGTCGTCAGTTTGATGTTGTAGATGTCGGACAT